CCCGGAGGTTCGCGCCCAATGAGGGCGGCAAATGCGGTAGGCGGTACTGGCGGCCCGTCACGACTGGAGTATGCCAACTATCTTCGTGACCAGTCTTTCCTTAGCAATTTGTTCGGGCAAGGGATGGGGAGGAAGAAGAAGGAGGGAAATACACTCAATTCCGACCTGATCGCAAACCCGAATAATAAACGGACATTCATTGGAGGCTCTCGTGCAAATCTCTGAAAAAGCCCACCGCCAGCGTAAAGCGTTGGTTAAGGAAATGGATAAGGAGTTCCAACTGTGGATAAAACATTGGCGCGAACTTTCCGATTACTTCCTCCCTCGCCGCCAGCCGTGGCTTATGACGCAGCGGCAACGGACGAAAACGGATTGGCGCAACACGACTCTGCTTGACAGTACAAGTATCGAGGCCCTCCGTATCCTGTCGAACGGAATGATGGATGGGATTACCTCCCCTGCCCGTCCGTGGTTCCGGCTGCGGATTAGCGGGGTTAGCGAGGACCAGCTTCCCCGGAACGTGAAGGTGTACTTCGAGTCCATCGCGACCAGCATGTTGCAAATGATGGCTGCGACAAACTTTTACGACACCCTCGCCGTGACGTATCAGGATTGGGCGGGTATGGGCAGCGGGATGATGGTTATCCGCGAAGACGCGAAGGAACTGTTTCGCGCGTATAACCAGCCAGTCGGTTCCTTCCGTTTCGCGACAGATGCTGCAGGACGGGTTAACCGCGCTTCCGTTAACTCCTTCATGAGTGTGGAGGATATCGTTAAGGAGTTCGGGCTGGATAATGTAACGATTGCCACTCGAGGACACTACGAAGCGGGTGGTGCGCGCCTGTTGCATCAGACTGAGGTGGTGTGGCTGGTCGAGGAAAACACGAAGGACATGAAACTTCCCGCCCTCGGCAAAGCGGAATACAGGGAATTGTATTGGGAGCGCGGGCAGAGCTCCGGGGAAATTCTCGCGGTTCGCCCGTTGATGGAATGGCCTGGAGCGTGCCCTCGTTGGGCCGTGCATGGCAACATGCCTTACGGGAACTCCCCGACAATGGATGCCCTCGGTGATGTGAAACAGCTGCAGCACATGCTTCGGCGTAGAGGGCAGGCGCTGGATAAGATGGTTGACCCGCCCCTGCTGGTGGATAATTCCCTCGCGAACCGGCCAACCGCCTTGCACGCGCGAGGGGTGACGTATGCGAACCTGAACGCGGGAGCACGCGGGGCAGTTCCCGTTCACACGTTCACCCCACCGCTGCAGGAAATGAACCTTGACATACAGGACCTTCGCGAACGTATTCGTGACACCCTGCACAACAAGCTATTCACGATGATTTCCCAGCTTGACACGGTACGGAGTGCGAGTGAGATAGCCGCGCTGAAAGAGGAAAAACTTGTCCTTCTCGGCCCGGTCCTCGAACGGATACAGCACGAAGGACTTGACCCGCTCATTAAACGGGTGTACGGGATCATGTCTCGCGCCGGGCTTTTCCCGCCGGTCCCGCAAGAACTGGAGGGGATTCCGCTGGATATACAATATGTCAGCGTCTTGTCCGATGCACAGCGTGCGGTCGGCACAGTTTCGACGGAGCGCTTCCTCGCCCTGACTGGCAACCTTGTCGCGGTCTACCCGGAAATGCGGCTCTTGCCGAACATCGAGGAACTTATGCGGGATTACGCGACGAGCATTGGTGTGAAAGCTTCCGGCCTACACAGTCGGGAAGAGTTCGCGCAAGCTGCACAGGCAGAGCAACAACAGCAACAGTTGCAGCAGCAGGCTGCGGTTGGCGCGCAAATGGCGCAAGGAGCGCAACAACTTTCCAACACTGACGTCGGCGGGGGCATGAACGCCCTCCAGATGATGCTGAATGGTGGGGGTTGACAAATGGGTATGAACGGGGATAGGATATGAGTAACCTAGAATTAAGGGCGGCGAGACGATATGAACGAGAAGCGGCGAATAAGATCAGAACAGCCTTATCGCAACTCAGTAGTTCACCCGATGGTCAGTTTTTCCTACGCACCATCTTATTGTACACGCAGCACGGAGAAGTCGTGGGGCCAGGTAATGCGCTGGAAATGGCGCATATAAATGGGAGGCAGTACGTTGGGGCAATGCTCATCAACCTTATGGATGATTTTTCCCCTGACCTATACCCAGGTCTCCTCCAACAGCTCCGCCAAGAAAACGCGGAACGTAAAGTTAAAGAGGACATGAACCGTGACTGATGAAGTAACAGGAACTGGAACGGAAGCGGCGGGCGAAGCGGCACCGGCTGAAGGCGTAGCGCCGGAAGCGGTAACGACTACGGAAGCGGCGAATGAGGCGGCGACCTCATTTGTGAGTACTGACCCAAATCCCGCGCAGAGCGTGCCAATGGCAACGGACGCCTCGCAAGTGCAGGTGCCGGAAGGGCTGGCCGTAGATGATGCGGCGATGCAGAATTTCCTCGGGGTATTGGACAACGCGGATATGACAGGGGAAGAACGGGCAAGCGCCCTCCTCGACATTAACGCGCAAAGCGTTTCCCAAACGCAGGAAGCAATGGCTGCGGAGCAGGAACAGCTTTGGCAGGACACGCAGACAGAATGGCGCGATGCCATTAATAATGATCCGGAAATCGGTGGGACACACCTCCCCGAAACTACGGCTAAGATTGCAGAGGTTCTCGACCGTTTCGGGACTCCAGAAGTGCGCCAGGCGTTCGACGTTACTGGCGCGGGAAACCATCCGGAGATCGTTCGCTTCCTCGCAAACATTGGCGCACTGATTAGTGAAGGGGGCCAAGTTTCCGGCAGTCCCGCTGATGCGCCAAGAACCCAAGCGCAGCGTATGTTTGGGTCAACCTGAAACGGCGATAGAGGAGAAAAACTATGGCCACACTTGCAGTAACACACCCAACTCTGTTGGACGTGACTTCGGCGCAAGCCCCCGATGGTAGTATCGCGGCAGTCGCTGAAATTCTTAATGAAACGAACGAGATCCTTTCGGACGTCGTTTTCATTGAGGGCAACCTGAGTACCGGCCACCGAACGACAGTTCGTACTGGTATTCCCACCCCAACTTGGCGGCGCCTTTACGGCGGTGTTCAGCCTTCCAAATCGACCCGTGCGCAAATCACGGACTCGACTGGTATGCTGGAAAGCTACGCGGAAATTGACATGGCACTTGCCGACCTTAACGGGAATACGGCGGAGTTCCGGCTGTCGGAAGATCGGGCGCATATCGAAGGTATGTCGCAAGAAGCTGCCACCGCACTGTTCTACGAAAACGAGGCAATTAATCCTGACCGGATCACGGGTTTTTCCCCAAGGTTCTCGTCTCTTTCGGCTTCCGTGCAAAACTCGCAGAACATCATTGACGCGGGTGGTGTCGGCGTGGATAACAGGTCTATCTGGCTGGTTGTCTGGGGTCCCTCCACTGTCCATGCGATCTACCCGAAAGGTAGTGTAGCTGGGCTGAAAATGACGGACAAAGGGCAGGTGACCATTGAAAACATCGATGGTTCGAACGGGCGCATGGAAGCGTACCGGACGCACTATCGTTGGGACCTCGGCCTGACAGTTCGTGATTGGCGCTACGTTGTGCGGATTGCGAACATTGACCGCAGCAACCTGACCGCAGATGCGGCAACGGGGGCTAACCTTCCTGAGCTCATGTTCGAAGCCACCGAGTTGGTGCCGAACCTGAACGCGGGTCGTGCTGCCTTCTACATGTCCCGGAGCCTTCGCACGAAATTGCGGCAGCAAACGGCAAACGCAGTTACGAGTTCCACCCTCACCATTGACATGGTTGGCGGCGTTCGTGTTATGGACTTTGACGGTATCCCTGTTCGTCGTGTTGACGCACTGGCAGCCGACGAAGCCCGCATCGTTTAATCGAAAGGAGTAATGCGATGATCCTCGACACATATGGCACGTTCTGCAACGGAACGGCCCTTAACACTGGCGGCGCTGGCAATTACATTGTCGGTGACGTTATCGACCTCCAAGCCCTTCGGGACATTGGGCAGAGTGCTGACTTGGACCTTATGGTTCAGATCGCCACAACGGTTGCGTCTGCGGGGGCAGCTACGGTTCAGTTCTCCCTCGTTTCCGACTCAACGCCCACAATCGCGACGGACGGGACCGCCACAGTCCATGTGGCCTCGGGCGCTATTGGGAAGGCAACACTGGTGGCAGGTTACGCCGCTATGACGCTTGACCTTCCGCTGGAGGACCCAGCGTATGAACGGTATCTCGGTATCATGCAAACTACCGGAACCGCAGCGCTCACCGCAGGGGCCGTTAACGCGTTCCTCGTGGACGAACCGGCGAAATGGAAAGCCTATGCGGATGGGCAAAACTAAGGAGGTGATCCATGTCTGAAGAAGCAAAACTGTACCGTTTGCGCCGGCGTTATCATGACGGGCGAATGTTGCATCAGGCCGGGGACAAGGTGTATTTTGTCCCCGGCAATGCTCCTTCCACCGCGATTTTGGTGGAGTCCGAGCAAGCGGCAGAGGCAGCGGAAGCGGCTGAAGTTGTGAAAGAGAAGAAAGCTGCGGCGAAGGCCCCGGCTAAATAAGGGCGGTAAGCGATGAGTGTATCTGTAGTTGAGATTTATAACCAAGCCCTCAGTGCCATTGGGCATACGGGGGCGGTCTCGGACGTGGCAGAGAACTCAAGGGAGGCCGATGTGTGTAACCTCTGGTATCCCTTGGTTCGTGATACAGTCATGCGATCTGCGTGGTGGCCTTCAGTTCGGGCCACCACTTCCCTTGCCCTGCTTAGCACGAGAAATCTTGATGTAGCTTGGGTGGGCGGTGACCCAGCTCCCACGTTTAAGTACGCATACAAGGCCCCCTCGGATATGCTTAGCCCGAGATACCTCGCGACTTATGCGCGGTTCGACCAAGGAATTGGGCAGGATGGGGGGCAGGACGTCGCGGCAATTTTCACCGATGCCACCCCCGCGCTGCTCGAATACGCACGGAGCGGGGTTAGTGAGGGCCTGTGGGACGTAGGTCTGCGCATGGCAATCGTTTACGCGCTGGCCGCGAAGTTGGCGCAACCGATCACAGGGAAAGCGGCTTTGGCCAATTCCACGCTGCAACAGGCAATGTTCTACGTTGGCGAGGCCAAGACGGAAGCGAATAACGTGCAACCTATGATCCAGCAGGGTTTGGCGGATTGGCACGCAGCTCGCGGGTACTCAATGTCAACAGCCCTCACGCGTTACGTTTTTCCCCTTGAACAGTTACAGAGTCTTGCGATATGAGCACACTCCCCTTTCTAACGTACGCCTTCTCAACCGGAGAAATGGCACCGCCGTTCTACAGCCGGACTGATTTGGTAACGTATGACCTCGGCCTTTCCCTTGCGATGAACGGTTTCATTGACTATCGTGGCGGATTTTCTTCTCGCGCAGGGTTCATGATGCGGGAATATGTTGCGGCAGATACGCAAGCGACGAGGCTAGTCCGGTTCAAAAACGGGGGCAATGACCTCGTGCTGCTTTTCGGCGACATGTATATGCGTGTGCTGGAGAATGGGGCGTATGCCCTTGAAGCGAGTAAGGCGGTGACGGGCCTAACACAGGCGGCCACAGCGGTTTGCACAAGCACGGCACACGGGTTCTCGAATGGGGATTGGGTGAAAATTTCCGGCGTAGTTGGTATGACCGAGGTGAACGGGCGGACCTTCCAAGTGACCTCAGTGACCGCAAACACATTCGGCTTGCAGACCCCGACCGGAACGGCTGTGGACTCCACGGGGTACGCGGCATATACCTCGGGCGGAACGGTTTCGCGGGTTTACACCTTGGCGACGCTGTACGCAGCGGCAGACTTGGCGTCGGTGAAGTTCGATCAGAAGCACCTGAACGTGTTCATCACGAGCCTAGCCTATCCTGTACACCGCCTCACCTTCGCCTCCGTGACCTCATGGACGTTGGCTGAGGAAACTTTCGCGAGTGCGGTAGCGGCTCCGATAATGCCCACCCTGACCCCGAGTGCGGCAGGGACTGCAGGTGTAGGCTTGGCGGTTTCGGCGGTTAACGCGGACGGGGAAGAGAGTCAGATTTCGCGCATGGCGATCAATGAGTTATCCGTGGATTATACGGCGACAGCGGGAAGTATTCGCGCAAACTGGACTGCAGTACCCGATGCAGTACGGTATAACCTGTACCGGACCCTCGTGCTTCCGGTAGGGAGTGAGCTGACCCCCGCGCAAGAACTTGGCTACCTCGGGTATGCACTTGGCCCGCAGTTCACGGATAACAACATCACCCCGGATTTCACGAAAACGCCGGCCCTGCATACTAATCCCTTTGCGGATTCCGCTGTGTCCTCCATCGTTATGACTGCAGCGGGAGCAGGGTACAGCAAAACGCTTTCCACGGTTTCCGTGACAGGTGGTGGTGGATCGGGGTTTGCTGGCTACCCTATCGTTGACGCGAGCGGGACGATCCTCGGCGTGGTCGTGACGAATGGGGGTTCGGGTTACGTCTCCCCCGTTCTCAGTTTTGCGGGGCCGGGAGCTGGCGCGACAGGTACGGTTAACCTCACCGCAGCGAGCGGGAATAACCCAGCGGCTTCAATTTCCTTCCAACAACGGCGGGTTTACGCAGGGACAGTGACGTATCCCGCGAAAATCTGGGGTAGCCTACCTGCGCATCCGGGAAATATGGACGTGTCTGTGGAAATTACCCCCGGAGATGCGTACTCATTCGAACTTGACGACACGGACACAACCCCTATTCAACACTTGGTGGTGCTGCGGAGCGGCCTTTTGCTGTTTTCGCGGACGGGAGTTACACGGATAACGGGGTCGAAAGACCGCTCAGTGAATGGGACCTCTGCTATTGCCGAACCGCAGGAATATAAGGGCGTGAGTAACGTGTCTCCCATGGCAATCGGGAACGATATTATCTTTACGCAAGCGGATGGTACGGCCCTGCAGTCCCTCGTGTACACTTATTACTCCAATTCCTTTGCTGCGCAAGACCTATCCCTGTTTTCGAACCACCTGTTAGGCAGGGGTAAGAAGATTATCGAAATGGCGTGGGCAGAGGCCCCGTTCAAACTGGTTTACCTCGTGCGGGAAGATGGGAAATTGCTGACCTACACGTACCTCCGTGACCAGAAAGTTTTCGCGTTGACTCAAAATGAGACGCGAGGGTTTTTCCGCAATGTTGTGTCGGTCAAGGAGTCGGATATTGACGTGGTCTACACGGTGGTCGAGCGGTTAGTGCAAGGGCGCTGGACGAAATTTGTAGAGCAGCAAGCGGATCGGCGGCAAACGTATGCGGAGGATTATTTCTGCGTGGACTGCGGGATGGAAAGTGAGAAGGCGTATCCGGCTGCAACCCTTACCCCTTCCTCGGGAATAGGCGCAGCTACACTTACGGCCTCGGCTGCGGTTTTCGCGGCGACAGACGTGGACGGGTATGTGTTCGCGGGTGGCGGGAAATTGCTGATCGACACTTATGTAAGCGGGACAGAGGTTTCCGGTACATGGGAGCGCGCAATGACTGCCGTGCAACCGGAAAGTACTGGCGAGGACGCTACAGAGCAGGCGGCTGGGACGTGGTACATCATGGGCCAGCTGACCGCACTCACCGGATTGTGGCACCTCGAGGGGGAAACGGTTCGTGTTGTGGGGGATGGAAGTGACCTCGGGGATTTCACGGTTTCGGGCGGGACGGTCACACTTTCCCGCGCGGTCACTAAGGCTCGAGTAGGCTACCCGTTCACCTATCGCGGAAAAACCCTACCGCTTACCACGAAACAGATGATGGTCGAGGGTAGAAGGAAGAATGTGAAGGGCGTTGCTGTTCGTGTGCATGAAACTCGCGGGCTTAAATGGGGCAGCGTGCGGAAGGTCGGGGATAGCCCCGTTAAACTGTACGAGATGAAAGACCGGACGAATGTGCCGTGGAGTACGGACATGCCGCTGCGGAGTGAAATGGCTACGGTGTCGATTGACGCAGCTTGGGAACGGGATGGTTCGCTGTATTGGGAGCAACCGTATGCACTCCCCGCCACCGTGCTCGGGCTGGTGGTTGATGCCGAGATTGGAGACACCTGATGAGCATGTGGCTTTACCCTTTCGCGAAAATGACGGATAGACTTCGGTTGGAACTCCCTGATAATGACGATCATAAATGGTCGATAGACCACACGACTCAGTGGTACATGATCGGGAAGGGGAGACACGCTTCGGCGGTGCTTGGGATAGCCCCTCCCGTTCTGCTAGGTGATCGGGCTTGGCTTTGGGGGTATAAATTGCAAGACCTCGCGTATGAGGTTAGCGATTTTCGCGCGGGACGGAAACTTTTCCGGCTGCTAATCCACGCTTCCCCGTATAAACTGTACGCGTTCACGGACGACAAGTCCCCCATGCTCGGGCATTTTAGTCGGTGGCTGGGGTGGAAAACGATTGGCCACGAGGCCGACAAAACTTTCTATGAGGTGATTTGATATGGCTAGTGGCACACTCGCGATAATTTCCGCCGTAATCGGGATAGCCGGAACCGTTGCCTCCGTGAGTGCGGCAAATAAGGAAACGGCGTATCGGAGGCAGGTCGCGGAAAATAACGCGAAACTTTCCGATTATAACGCGCAAGAGTCACGAATAGCTGGTGGGAAAGCGGCGCAAGATCGAGACCGTGCGGCGAAGGCGGTTATCGGGCAGATGCTCGCGGATCAAAGCGCTAGCGGGTTGAGCATTGGCGTCGGGAGTTTCGACCTGCAGGTGAAGTCGGCGGATAAGCAGGCCACACGGGATCGGACTCGGATAGTGGATGCGGCGGCAAAAGATGCTGCAGGGTACACGAAACAGGCGGAGCAATTCCGCTCGAAAAGTGGGTATTTGCAGAGCGCGCAGACCTTCGATAACCTCGCGGGGGCCGTGCAGATCGGGAGTAGCATAATCGGCGGCGCGAATAAGTATATGAATTTCCGGCGGAAAGCGGCGTTGCAGCAGGATATTAAGACGCCCTCCGCCCCTAGCATAAAGGTCAAACAGTAATGGCACTAGGTGATGTACAGCAACGCGCGGGTAGACTACCCACAGGGAACTCATACGGTATAGGTGGGGGGTCCGGTCTAGGCAGGGCGTTTCAAGGACTCGCCAATACCCTCGATAACGTGTCCGTGAGTAAGACGGACCTCGCCACCGCCATGTATGCGCGCGAACAGCAGAAGCAGGGGTTCGCGGCACGGAAAGATATTATAACCCTGGCCGGCTCCTTGGACACGCAGATGCAGGAAATGCAGCGCGGGCTTCCGGCAGATGGGGCAGGGTTCACGGAGTCCGTTAACAAACTATATACGGATAGCGGGAAAAAATACCTAGAGAGCCTTTCGCCGAAAATGCGGGAAAAGATGGCTCCGCAGATGGAACAGTTGGCCGTGACCGCCGTGTCGCAGGCGTATAAGGTGGAGCATCTGCAAGGGGATATTGCGGCTAAGGGTGACTTGTCCAAGATACTGAACACGTTCACGACTGAGGTGGCCAATTCTCCCGATTTGGCGGAGGGCGCGGCTAAGAAGTATATGGACCTGTTGGACTCCAGCACGCTGCCTGACGCGCAGAAAGCCCTATTGAAGGCGGGGGCGGAAAAACAATTCATGCACGCTCGATTTTCCGGGCAACTCCGGCAGTACCGGAATGTGCGGAACGGGGTCGTAGGGCCAGCGGATGGGACGGACGTTGTTGCCTCTGGGTTGGCCGGATGGGAACGGGCACTGTTGAACTACATTGCAGGGCCGGAGTCCCACGGGCAGTATGACATACGGTACACGGCTGGCGGGGGTACGAAGTTTACTGGCGGCTCGCACCCGAACCTATCCGAGCCTACGAAGGACGGGAAACGGTCCTCAGCTGCTGGGCGGTATCAGGACCTGTATTCGACTTGGGTTGAAATTGCCAACGGTATCGGAGTGGACGTCAAGGATTTTTCGCCGCAAAACCAAGACCGTGGGAATATCTGGTATGCGGAAAAGATGTATAAGGCGAGGACTGGCCGAGATCTCGCGACAGACATGCAGAGCGGCGATCGAGGGATAATGAAATTTATCCGAGGGGACTTGGCGAAAACGTGGGAAGGGCTGCAGGGCAAGACGGGCGACAATTTCGCCAACTACATGCTCGGTTCGCAGGGCATACAGCAAGGGCCAAAAACACCTCCGGGAGCGCCTGACCCGTTTGCTGACCCTGCCTATGCCACACTGTCTCTCGCAGATAAGCAGGCGCTGGAGGCCTCGGTTAACTCAGAAACGGCAGCGCAAAGGGTACAGCAGGACCGGACATATAAGGCGAAAAAGACCGCAGCGTGGGACGCCCTACTGACCTCGATGCAGGACGGTTCCGGCACACTGGAGCAAGTTATTGCCGCGCACGATAACGGGTCGATCACGGCGGAACAAGCAGGGAAGGCTACGCGGGCCTTTCACACGCAGCACAAGGATATGGAAACGCAAGCGGCAACTGAGGGTAAGTTGGCCGCAGGAACTCCGCTAGACAACAAGGACAGTGTGGGGCTGGACATGGTTGCCGCGCCGATACTGGCGGAAATGCGGAAATTATCCCCGAAGGCGGTTACGGATAACTTGCTCCCCTTGGCGCAACGAGGTGGGATGGTGCCGAAAACGGTCAAGACCACGCTGCTGCAAATGTCAACCAGCCAAGACCCTGCGGTTATGAACTACGGGCTCAAGGCATTGGCCACCTTGAAAGATGGGGCTGGTTCGGCCTACGATGCTATGAGCCTTTCCACGAATACGCGGAGGGTGGTGGACTTTTATCAACGGCAAAATCAATATAATGCTGACCCTAGCTTGATTGCAGAACGGGTTAAGTTTATGCGCGACCCGCAGTATAAGCAACAGCGGGACGTGCTGCGCGCAGATGCCCATAAATTGCTGAAAGATGTAACTCCCTCGATCGCTATGGACTCAATAGGCTCTACGGAAAAACTGTGGGGGCCGGTACAGGCCGCGCTTATGGGAGATTATGCTAACCTGTTCACGGACAATTACATATTGTCACAGGATAAGGCCACCGCGAAAGCCATGACCGCTACGCAGATGAAGCGGATTTGGAAGGACACGGATATAGGGGGAACGACACACCTCGAGGCATACGGGCCGGGCTCATTCGGGCAAGTTCCTTCTATAGGAGGGTCGAAGGTTTGGATTGACGGGCAGGTTCGACACGAATTGAACCTTGGCCCTGACGCGAAATTCCGTCTTGTGGCCGATGCTACGACTGCCGATCAGGGAAATGCAGGGAAAACCCCCTCGTATTTCGTGGCCCTGCCGCAGGAAGATGGTACGATGAAGATTGCGAGGGATGATAAGGGGAACCCGTATCGGTATGCTCCGGCCCTATCCGCGATGGATAAACAGCGACTGACGTTGATCGCGCAGTTTGGCC